GTGTCCTAACTAATGGGTCAGTAGGATCATATATAAATCTTTGATGTGAACCTAAAATAGATAAATCAGGGTTTATATTATTAATAGTGATATTGCTTGTCATGACCATGATACGGTTACCTCATCGTGTGCAAAGTGCCAGAAGAAACAAAAACTAAGTGCGTCATTGTCTTCTACTGGATCACAAGGCAAGTTAGTAATTCTGTTATTATTCATATTGATAACGCCACCAGCCACAAAATTATTAGTAACATTGCTTATGGCAGAATCTATATAAGTGTAAACAGCAGGGATTAAGACATCTGTGATATTGGTAATATCACCTTCTATTGTGGTTAAAGTTGTATTGATAGTGTCTATCTGTGTCTGAAGGGATGTAAGGGTAGTGTTGATAGTTGTGATAGACGAATTTACAGTATCTATTTCAGACTGAAGATAATCAAGAGTGGTGTTAATGGTAGCTAAATGATCATTCCCAGAAGCAATAGCATTATCGATTTGCAATTGTAAATCAGCTAGATGGCTAAGACCTGAGGCAACATTACTATCAATTTGGGCTTGCAAATCACCAAGCGTAACATCAATCCCATCCAAACGAGTATTGATAGTCGTAATTGAATCTAGAATGCTTGTTATCTGGGCATTGATAGTGGTTATAGCATCTAAGATACTGGTAATTTGAGTATTGATTGTTGCTATTGAATCTAATATAGATGAGATTTGACTGTTGATGGTGGAGATTTGATCACTAATGGTAGTGAGCGTCTCGTTTATAGTGGTGATTTCATCATTAATTTCTGTAATGTTTTCTTCGGTAGTAGTAACTCTATCTTCAAGATTAGTTAGGTCATCTACTGGATAAGGGCGATTTGTTATATCTCCACGCCAAATCTTTTTATAAGGCAAATCAGCCATATTATCTAAAGGCAAAACAATAATGGGAACAGGGCGATTTAAACCAAAATTTAAGGGATCAGTTGAATTTGTACCGAGCCATAAATACCCAGCAGGAAGATCAGCCATATTAGTTAAATTGAGAGTTTTAACAATTTTAGGGTTTCCGAGGTTTAAAGGATCAGGATCACCTTGATAAAGGTTATAAGCACCAAGCAATAATGTAGGATCAGCACTTAACATAGAGGGCAAGTTTTGTAAAAGTATACGAGGGTTCGGTTGAGGAACGTTCGAAGAATCGCCAATCCATATATTGTTATGAGGAAGAACCAATTCCCCCTCAATGGAATCAATACGTGTGTTTATATCGCCTATTTCAATGTTTATATCACCGATCTCTATATCGATGTCGCCTAAATGAATGTCAATATCAACCAAATGATCAAGAATAGACTCTATATTTATTTCTATAGTCGTCACATCAGTTGAAAGAATAGGAATGCCTGACGCATCCATTCTCCATATCATTTTATATTGTTCTGAAGTGTATGCAGGAAGGTTGCCGTTACCTACTCCATCATCCCATATTCTTGGTTGAGGAACTGGATTATTGTTTATATCACCTATCCAAATATTGTGGTAAGGTAAGGTTTCAATGGAAACAATGCCATTGTCATGCCTTAAAATTCCTGGGACTAATTGATTTAAAGCTTGTGAGCTATCAAAATTCTCTGATGGAGCTTGCAATATAAATCTTGTTCTCGATAAACGATTACGAAGATCAATAATTTCTAAACGTAAATCTATAAGGATAGGACTTGCGATTGGCCTATCATTTCTATCACCAATCCACACATAATTTTTCGTTAAATCTGGGAACATAGGCAAAATAATTCGCCCTGTAACCGGAGACATAAAGAAATCTGTAAAACCTGGGTGGGCGTTCATTTTTATGCCGTTAAATGAGCTAGAAAATCTGATATATTTACCAGATCATCATTAAATGTAGTAGTAGCCAGTCCTTTCATATAATTAATAAAGTCAGTTGTGGTATTATCTAATTCTGTATCTCTATCTGGATCAAGAACAGCATTAGCACGATATGTATAGAGATCATCTAAGGTATATTGATCAAGATTTTTCAATAAAAGAGCATCTGTCTCCTGTGTACCTGTAATGAGAATAGATAAGAGACTAAAAACAAAAGACATATTGCTTTCATCAGGAGGAGGGGGGGTAACAATGGGTTGCTGAAAACCTATATCACCTAAACCTGAACCAATAGTTAAAATACATGTTCTATTTGAATTAGGTTTAACAACCTTCCCAAGCATATAGCCCAATAATGCAGGATTGTTTTTTATACAAGCACCATCAAGAAAATTATCACCGCCCCAATTAGCAGGAGGAAAATACAAAGGCGCAGCAGCGGTAGCTAAACCAACATTTTGTATTAACTCAGTTAATCCAGAAGATTGAGGGAATGTTCTATTAGAAAAAAGAACAGGAGTATCTGTATTATAATCGTAAGAAGTGATAAGAGTATTTACATTAAGGTTCTGCATTGTAAGAGAACCAAAAAGGCCATTAAGCTCGGATATAAAATTTGTATTGGGATAAAATGAACCTCCAAGAATCATGGTAGCAAGCTTATCTAAAATATTTGCTCTAATTCCTGGAATAATAGTAGAAGTGGAAAATATCCATGGTCCAGAATTTACAAGAAAATCCATTAAGTTAGCAGGAGATAGACCTCCGCCATAACCTAATACCTGCAATCCTCCAGCACTTGTTCCACAAACAACATCAAAATATTTCCATATTTCATTAGGATTTATTCCCCATAAATTGACAAATTCCTGCATCCATTGGACACTAAATGTCCCACGCATTCCTCCTCCGTCAATAGATAAAATACGAAGAGTATTTGGATCAGACATTTATATAGAACCTCCTAACTGTGTAGGATTTATATTTTCTGGGGATGGAAGTAGTTGATCCCCACCTCCACGGATCATTAATTCTTGCTGATTTTGTTGCTGGTTAAGTTGCTGCATTGCCTCTGCAATTTTATCAGCATGCCGTTCACCAAGAAGAATCTTAAGCAAATAAGGATTTTGTAATATAAGAGGAGCTTGCGGATTGGCCAACAAAGCCTCAAGAGTAGCTCTTTGCTCTTCAAAAGAGGAGTCATAATCTGGAACAATTTCAATATAAATATCTACAGGAAGAGTACGGATATCATTTAATATCTCGCCATCTTCTTGCCTCACGACATTCATAATAAAGGCTTCTTTTTCGTCATTATCAAGAACGATATTAACGAGAATGTTTTCAAGACCGGAGCCTTGCATCAAATCAATAAGAACATGGCCTTCCCTTTCTTTAACCGCAGTAAAGGAATCAAATCCAAATGCAAGATTTTTTGAAGAACCTATTTGTCGCGCTTTAATTGCTACACCGCTGGTAGCATTTGTTGGTTGCCCCATCGCATCACTATACATACCAGACACTTGTTGCAATTCATGATCAATCCTCTCTGAGGCAGTAATCATTGCATTTGTGATGTCTAAATTAGGAATGATATCAACTTGTCCTGGCCCACTTTTAAATAGAACAGTATCAACACGACTTATCTCTTCACGAATTTCATCGGCACTCATTGTACTGAATGCATCCATATCCACAACAGCACGCGCAGAATTAAGAGACATAATCTCTTTTAACTTACGATAATTAAGCTCTCTCTGAAGGTCTTTAAAATCTTCCATCCATCCAATAGGAACAGCATCCGAAGTACGTCTCAACCACACACAAGGGATTAAAGAGAAATCCTTGCGATTTGGTACATTTGGCAACATAGGACCATATTCAAGCAAAATATCATTACAGAAAACGGTACGCATAATCTGCACACCATTATCTTGCATAATATCACTTTTACGATCGGCTAATTTTTCAGCTTCTTCTTCGTCGAAGGTTTCAAAATAATATCCTAACTTATCAATACCATGGAAATACTTCCTGTCCTCTTTCTTAAAGACTTCATTAACCAAAAGACGGCTGCCATTATTGAAGGAAGTCATAGAAGGAATCATAGAACTTTGTCGATTAAAGAACTCAGGTGTGAAATTGCCAAAATTTGAAGGATCAGAAACAGATAAAGCATCAATTTCTTTAGCATATTTTGGCCAAAATGATTTTACTTCTTCAGGGGAAAGAAAGTGCATATAAACTAATTTTCGCATATTAGTTAATTGAGGGGTAAAATCATCAGCATCAAAAATTACATTCAATGGATTGATATAATCATAAATAATTTGATTATTTTGTTGAATCATATTAACCCATCCAAGACCGCAAATAAGCGCATCCCGGCATCTTAATGAGCCTTTAAATGAGAATCCCTGTAATTTTTGAATGGCAAATCCATAATGCGTCATTGCTTTAGTTAGTTTTTCTTCTTGTTCACTATTTGATTGAGGACGGAAAGCAATTTTACCACGACTATTTATTTCTATACCGGAAGCCTGATTGACCATGCTTCTAACTTTGTTAACAACGATAGGAGCTTGCTTGCGTTGTTGAAGACGAGCTAATATATCAGGATGGTATTGACCTTCACCATCATAAAACTTAAAACTTTCTATAGCTTCTCTACGCCATGTTTGATAAAGAAGGTTATTTGCCATGCTAGAAAATGTATTCTGAGCGTCGAATAAGGCTTTTTGACGGGATTCTGATAATTTCATTATATTCTCATCCAATTTCCACTATGAGTTGTATCAAAAGACGGGATTTGAAGTTTATTGATAACAGATTTTTTGCAACTAGCTGTTGGCAATGCTGTAACAACTGCATAACGCATAGCATCCATTAAATGGTCATTCCCTTTGATAACTTTGCCATTTTCATCACGAGCATACATACGGAGTTCTGTTAACGTTTTTGTGCAAGAACTTGATATCTTTAACATTCCGGTTTCCATAAGCTGCAAAACAGTAAAAATACCTTTCCCAACAGAGCGTTTATCAGCAGGTACCCAATTTCTGATACCAGCTCTTCTATAAAGTTCTACAAGATTCTCTCCATCATCCTGCGTTGCACTTTCCCCAGCGCCGTCATAAGCACCTATCATCCAATCAGCGCCCATTTTTAATAAATGGTTAGCATGTTGTTGAGGAGTAAGTTGACCAGCTAGATATTCTCCATAAAGATAAGTAATGAGGGTATCAGGATCACGAGCAAGAAATACAGCGGCAGTATTATGCCATCCAAAGTCCATACCATAACATCTTGGCCAATAATCAGGAATTTCACGTGGACTATAGACAAGTTCTGATTCCAAAATAGGATAAATCAAACCACTGCCTAATGAAGGAATGCCTTTTGTTCTAGCTTCGCGCTCATGTGGAGAATAAGAATTATGAAGACGAAGTTTCTCTTCAGGAGGGATATGATCAGCATCATCATGAGTTGCAGACACATAAACAATTGAATTGTGCACTTCTCCGGAAGCTACATTTTTTACCTCATCATCACTTATCTGTTTCTGCATAAAATGAAGAAGAAACAAGGTCATACCTTTTAAAGGAGTTAAACTCGGCATGATCATGCCATGATCTCCTTTAGCTGTAGTAGCAGTACGCGTTAAAGCTTCGCTGTAAATCAGATATGGCATTTCTTCATCGGGATGAACAATATCAACCTTTTCCGCTTGCCAAGCTTCTCTTCCTTGTTCAAATGACTTGAAACGTAATTTTGATATCCCACCAGATGAATGCTGGATTAAATAGAGATTCTCCAATGGCTTATAATCAAGGATTAAACTGGGATGAATCCATCCAACTGCATTAACATCCCCAACATAATATGTCTTTAGGTTTTGATTAGTTTCTTTGTTACTGACGCCTGCAACCCAAACATTAAGAGGGCGATCATATCTATAACCATTCCACCAGTCAGGATAATTTCCTGTTAAATGAGCACAAACTTCCAGACTTACAGACAAAGTCTTGCCAAAGCGATTGGCAGCAATCAAAGCACGTTCACGAGCGACTAAGCCTGTTGCAAAGTATTCTAATTGTTTTTTATTGGGTTTAAATGGTTTGCCATTAAAAGTCCTGAAATGGATATGATCATCAAATTTTTCTTGCTCAACTGCTTGGTCGTAGCAATATATCAAGTCTTCATGAGAGAGATTTTGGAATTCTTCGATCATACTTGATTGTTATCATTTATCAATATGAAATAGAAGAATAAAATTACAAAGGAGTGGTATATTTTGTAATTTTGTTGCAATTATAAATTAATTTAGGAAATTTTATGCATAAAAAAAGAGCGCCCTAGGCAAGAGCGCTCTAATAAATAATTGAAAGATTGGCATAACATATAGGTTGGATTCGAACCAACTACCTTATCCGGCCCAAGGATAGACTCTGCCAAACTGAGCTATCTATATATCATTTCAATTATTCAATTTCATTATAAAATAAACTGTGAGGAAATTGAATTATGTTATTCCCAGAATGCATAATAAATCTTGCTATCGATAAATGACTCATCTCTAATTTTAAATATTTTCTGCAAATCAGGAGAGTGGTTAGAAGCGTTTATTTGTTCCCATTCTTCTTTTGAAATTTCTTTTGGAAGAGATTTAATAATTTCTTCTGCTTGTAATGTAGCTGTTTTATCAGTAGCTTCCATTTAACTTTCCTTTTTCTTCCAGTGCATCCAGCCATATATATTAAATCCAATAAAAACAGAATACAAAGCAGCTTGCGCATATATTCCACGTGTAAAGTCCACAGTAAGCCAAAGCATGTTACAAATTCCCCAGATAAGGAATCCATATTTATTTTGTCTACTGTTTAGATAAGTCCCTAATATGGTTACAGAAGTTAGAATCCAGGTGAAGATTGTGAAACTATCCATTTGTTAAAAATCACAATCACGATCGAAGAGTGTTTCAATTTTTGGGTAAAACATTTTAATCCTCAATTAAATCAGTTACAGCATTAGCTCATCAGAGCTTTTGGTGGGTAGAACCCTTTGAAGTGCGTGCCCTAGATTCATATCTAGCCTATGGAAAGAAGCATCTAGGAACAGCAAAGGCCTTAATCTACCCATAAATGGTTGTGAGTACAGGGCTCGAACCTGTGACATAAGCGTTATGAGCGCTCCGTTCTACCAGCTGAACTAACTCACAATAATTAAAACATACCAAACGACTGAACTAATGAATGGCATGTTTATATATACAATTTACATTACAATATTTTATACTGTCAATAGTTTATTTTTTGTTAACACTATTTTTGACAATATCAGCTAAATGTTTAATATTTGTCTGATGTATATCAAGCTCTTCTACAAGAGCTAATGATATTTTATGAATATAATCAATCAGTTCGAGAGCTTCCTTCATAGGTAATTTAGCCATTTGATCAGGTGGAATGAGAGAGGCTCTTATTTTATAATTATCAAGAAGTGCAGTGTTACCTATTATGTCAGTCATTCTTATTCCTTTTATGTCTTTTGTCTCCTATGTCTCAAATCATATCTCAAAACTAATCACTTATGTAACTATTATTTGCAACAAATTTTACCCAATGAAAACAATCAGCAAACTTTTGTCGCAAAACTTGAAAAATTTGAGACAAGCAAAGAGCATCTACGACAAGATAAGGCCTCAGTCAATGGGTTAAACCCTTCCATCCATCAATTCTTGAAAATAAAAAGTGGTTGTGCTATATTGAAATTGTCGGAAGGATGGCTGAGTGGCTTAAGGCGTTAGATAATTTGTACTGTATCTAAGAGGGGTGATGTACACACCGCTCCGTGGGTTCGAAACCCACTCCTTCTTTAGCTGTACAGTATCCGAGGGGCGTTTCTAGTTCCACTAGGGACGTCCTTCAG